ATTGAGGGTCTTTGTCTGCTAAGGTTTTTAAAGCCGTTGAAGATGCTTTTTTACCAACATTTGTAAAAAGTTTTTGAATGAATTTATCAACGATACCTTCATTTATTTTTTTATATTTGGACATTTGTATCTCCGGATGATATTAAGTGTTATAACTCAATAATAAATATCAGTAATACAGAAAATTACTTTTTATGTTTGTTCATTTCTTTTTGTAATTCGTCTGCTTCTTTCTTATAGAAAGTTTGTAGTCGTTTTAGATAGAATGTACGAAGATATATAGGTAAGTTGTAAGCATCACCAAAAGTGAAACCACCTTTTGAGTGTAATATTAGTTGAAATATTTCCTCGTGGAGTTGAAGTTTATATTCCGGTGTCAGGCCAAAAAAATCGTACGGTTATCGGAACCGCTACCTTTATTTCCTTTCCACTTATATCAGTAATTTTTACGTTCATATCTACATCTGGTGTGATTGATGATAAATATTGTCTAAATGCTAAAGAATCTCTTGATAAAAACTCATTATCTACAAAGTTATTTATATATGATTTTTCAGAATTACCATCTACTGAAAGTATCATATGTTTTAAACGAGTAGTGAGTCCTGAACTATCATCTTTAGATATTTTTTTCTTTGCTTTTATTTCCGATTCTATATTACTTTCATCTTTACCAGTCAATAGTTTAAATGTAACTTCTCTTTCTGAAGTTGGTAATTTAAAATTAAATTCATTTTTACCTTTAGAAAATTTAGAAAAATCTATATCTAATGGTTCAAGTGTTGATAAGTCTGTTGTTTGTTCTTCTCCATCATACTCAAATTCATAATCCTTACCATATCCAAGAATACGAGCGGCTAACATAATTGCATTCTTATCACCAATTAACATATCATCTATTTTAATTGATGTATCTACAATTAATGATTCCAATAACTTATCAATTACCGTACCTCGTTGTATTAAGTTTTGAGAGGTAAGAATATCTTCTTCTTTTGCGGTCATATATTTTACTTCTACTTTGCCACTTGAAAGTGGATGACCTTCAAAGTAAAAATACCCTTTAGATGGCAAGTCTACCATCTCTGTAGGGAATTTGTATTCAGCCATAAATGACTCCTTTGTGTATTAAATTAATAACCAATTATAAATATAACCTTTTTGTTCGAAATAACTAATTATTTTGACGGTGCAAATTTCTCTTTGATTGGTTTAAGAATCATATCGAAAACGATATCGTCATATTTTGTCGGGGTAAGTTTTACGATTTTTTCTAAAGCGTAAATCGCGATTAAAACATATTCCCAATTTGTTGCTATCCATTCAGTCATTGTATTCTCCTATTAGAATTGTAAGATTGCGTAATCATATTTTAGTGTTAAAGTAATCTCAGCTGGGTCACTTGATGCATAATCTAAATCACCAAAGTTTGCAGATTCAATATATGTTCCTTTTAGAACCCATTCCTCTACTACATCACCAACTGGGCCTAACATATTAAAAGTAATATCTTTTTTATAAAAATCTGAGTATCCGTCACGTCCTGTTACCGATTCGTGTCCTAAACGTATCCATTCCATAACTGATTGAGCAGCTGATGGAACAACAGGGTCATAAAGAACTATATCAATAGGTTGCCACGCACCTTTACCCTTAATGTATCGTTTTACATTAATGTGGTCTAAAACTATCTCTTCGAATTGAATAGTTGGTCTGTTCATAGTTTTTATCAAGTATGCGGGAACACCTTCAATATACATAATGAACCGATTTTTTGTTTTCGGTTCAAATGGTGTGAACATAATTTCTGAAGGGTCTAATGTAGCCATTTATAATCTCCTAGCTTTAAAAGTCTTTTATTTCTATCATAAATAAATATCAATTAAACAAATTTTAAGTAAAAAAGAAAAACCCCAATCGAAATTGGGGCTTCTCATTATACGTTACATCTATTTATAAGTTAAACTTACTCAGGAAATGTAGCACCTGTTGGTTGAACAACAAAATCCAACACAATGAACTCAGCAGTTCTTGTAGGTTGAATGAATATTTGTCCAACTAATTGGTTTCTATCCACAACATCTGGAGTATTATTGGAATCGTCCATTACTACTCTAAATGCACTTAAACCACTATTCTGTTGTACCTGTTCAAGATAAGGATTTACAATATTCAAGAATCTGTTTCTTGTTGCTGATGTATTTTGTTCAAATACCAAGAATCTTGAAGTACTTGCAATAAACTTTCTTAATGCAATTAACAATCTACGAACATTGATTCTATCAAGTGCTGATGGTCTTGATTGTAGTGTTTTCTGTCCGAATACTACTACACCTTGACCTGGAAAAGAAGCTATTGGATTGATTCTATTCTCATAGAGGTCATCACGTTCTGCGTGAGTCAATCTTGTTTTTGCTTCTGTTACATTTGTTAATCCACCACGATTCAAACCTGCTGGTGCGAACCATTCGTGAGCTACACTATCTGTAAAACTAATTACACCAGGTAATACTACTGAAGGTGGTACAAATACAGGACTATTAGTGTCTCTATCTATAATCTTCACCCACGGGTAATATATACCAGCGTAATTTGTATCTAATGTCTTAATAGCTGACTTTACAGTATCTATACTATCATTTAATCCAGATGCGTCCATCACATAGAAAGCGTCTGCTCGAGCCTCCATCTTAGATATTGCGTGATTAGTTACCGTTGAGTGTAATCCGTGAATTACACCAGGTAGTGCTAATAAATTAATATCAAATTCATCAGGATTACTGATAGCGTTGATAGCTCTTTTGTATGCAACAGAACCACTAGCCGCTGAATCTGATAAATCAAATCCCATAGTGTTTGTATTTACAATATCACCACCAGTCTTCACTGCCACTGCTGGGTTTGCTCCATCAAATCCCCATTGGAAAGGAACAAGGAATTTTCTCTGTTGTATTGCTGAATTTGTAAGGGTTATTGAATCTGATGTGCCTGCAAATGTTGTTACATTTAATTCAGATGCATCAGCTGAACCACTTGTCATATCGGGCCCGTCTAAACTCATAGAAACATTAGCACCAGCTGTTGCTGTTGCAGGTATTGGAGACAGATATTGTCTTGATGTTAAATTTGAAAAATTAAATCCAAAAAATACATTTCTGTCAAAATTACCATTTGCATCTACTTGATACCTGTTATATGAAGCTGTAGGAACATTACTTCCACCTGGTGTTGGATTATTAGGTGCTTCAAATCCGAATGGAACTACTGTTTTTTGTAGTTTAAATGTACCATCCTTAACCATATTCTTAAAATCACCAACTCTAATATATTTACTAAAATTAGGGAAGTCACCATAATATTCTAATTTACCATTTGAATCTATTTCTACCCACCTGTCACCAATTCTTCTTGCAAAGAAGTTAGAAGATAATGGGTCAAATGTTAGATTATCAAATTGTTCTAATATCTGGTCATCATCTGAACCACCTGGATTATGTACTCTTACCTGTACTGAAAATGTACCAAAGTCTGAACCAGCAACATCTGCGGCTGGTTTAATATCCAATATACCTAATTTGAAACTTGTGTTCATTTCAGTACCTTGACCACGAGTGTAAACTCTAAATAAGTTTTCTCTTTTACTATTAGCTAATTGAGATAAAATATATGGTGTTCTTGCAAATTGATAATCTTTATTACCAGTCCAAGTTGTATCAGAAGCGTCACCAGCTGAATCAAAGGTTGTTGTTCCTCCAGTAAAGTTTAGACCATTTGCAGTATTTGCAATTGATTGAGTTACCATTGCGGATGCAGGTGCATAATGCATATTATGATTTACATCTTTAAAGTTTTTATATACATAAACTGAAGATGTGCTTCCACCAGATTTTGTAGATTGTGGGTCTTCACTCAATACTTCTGTTATATAATTTATACTACTTGTATCAAATGATAGGGCATAGGTTTCAGCTGAAACATTACTACCCGTAACTGTTAATGTAAAGTTTCCATGATTTAAACCAGCCGATGAAGATATTGAACTAGCACTTAAATCACCAGTTCCAGATGAACCAAGTGATGGTGCTAATACAGCTATTGAGTGGGAAACTGCATTAGAGCCAGCTTGTGAACCTGTATATGAAGCTATTAATTGAATTGAATCTGCAGCATAACCACCAATACCTAAAACTCTTACTATTGTTACAACACCAGCACTTTTTAAGTATGCCTCTGCTGTATAAGGAACATAAAATCTTGGG